TCTACACCGTTTAAAGCGCTCTTTAACGAAGAGAGGTCGGTCGCCAGATCGTTCGCGGCGTGCACCGTCTCCCAATGCGCCGCGGTCCAGGCTTCGGTCGTGGCGATGTCGGACTTGGCTTTGTAAAGCGTGCCGGCATGCCAGGCGTAGGTCCCGGCCGCTATGGGATAGGTCAAGTCGTCGTAATTCGCAGCGATTGCGGCCTGGATCGCGGTCAGATCCGCGGGGAAGCTGTCGATGGCCGCCTGCACCTGGTCCACCAGCTGTGTAAGGTTCGGCAGTGACTCGGTGGGATATACCACCGTATCGGTGGACGTCCGGAGGATATTGCCCACGCCGCAGTAAATGCACAGCGTGGCGTCTCCACTTGTGACGAATATGGTGAGCACAAACCGGCCGGGCACCTTATAGCAGTCCTCGTCCAGGACTACCACGGCCTTGCCGTCCTCCAGACTGCCGGTGAGTGGCACCGTGGCTCCGGTAGACGCCATCAGAGTGCCGGATACGCTGCCGGTGATGGCGATGGTCTCCGCCGAGCTCTGCGCTGCGTACTGCGTAATCACGAATTTATGCGCGTTGGCCTCTCCGCCAAAGAGCTGCCCGCCCAGGTCATCCACCCGGACCGACTTGCCGGCGATATAGTTTTTTTCGAGTGTCAGCTGCATGACTTCTCCTCCTTTATGCGCTCATTTCGTCGTAGAGTGCGTCCAGCGCATCGCTTTCGAGTGCCGAATCATAAATACGGCACTCCTCGACCGTGAACGCCGTCTTATAGTGTATTTCTGTGCCCTCCAAGTTGTAACGCGCACCGATGAGCAGCGGCAAGTTGATGGCGTCAGCCTCAGTCAGCGCGCTGATCACGCTGCTGTTGAAAGCCTCGCTTGCGCTGTTGCAGTGCACCGTGTACGAATCGCCATCCTTTGCGATGATAATTACATTCGTGCCGCCATAATTATCAATGAGATGGTTCGAAATATCTGGGTTATCCCTCGAAACCACGTTATTCGAAGCGCCAAAAAGCAAATTCGCGCTCCCTGCCTCATAGTAGCGATACAGAAGCCCCTTCCAGGTGCCATCCAGTGTGCAGCAGAAAATATTCGCTGGCCAGCCCTGCGGGCTTGTCGGCGTGCCGGACCATTTGATGGCGAAAGTCCAGCTTTTTGATACGTCATCGTAGAGCTTGATGCGGGTGTTGATATAGCTCTCGCCGCTGAGAGTTCGCGGCGTTGACAGCTTATAAAGCAGCGTGCCGTAGGCATCCGTCTCCGGCTCGCTTCCTCCGCCGCCTCCGCCGCCGTGCGTGACGAGGCCCATGGTGCCAAGCTTTTCTACCACCAGCTTGCCTATAGCCTTGTAGCCCCACGCGCTATAGTGCAGCGTCCCAAATTGATTTTCTCCGGACTGCCCGCTCAAAAATTCGCACAGAAGTGGCGCGTTTTTCTTGATCGGGTCGGTGGTGGTCCAGTCGGCAGTGTTTACCGAATTGAAAGGGATCCCGGCCATGGCGTAGCCTCGATATGGCAGCTGCTCCATCAGGCTGATCACATGGCACACGCCATCCGCGTCGGTGAATGTGTCTTTGATCAGCTGCAGCGCCTCGCCAGAAAATTCGCGGCTGATGATGATCAGATAGCTATCATACTCGCCGTACTCGATCATCGCTTGGACTTCTTCGATCCAATTCGAGACTGATGTATAGCCTCCATTGGCACCCATCCAAATAATAGCCACGCCGCCGTGGCAGTGGCGCATGGCGTAGCTTTCGATTTCTGTGCCGGCCGCGGCCGTGACTGCCTCGCCGTCCTCGAGCCGCTTAAAATAGTAGTTGTATGTGGTTTCATTGTTCAGCGATTCGTTGGTGAGCTCTCTATAAAGTATGCCCTCCACGCCGCCGATCACGCACGGGTTTAACCCGCCGCTTTCGACCTCTTTATGGATTTTCACGAGGGCGCCGGAGCGGCTACGGAAACCCTGGCCGGTGGTGATGTTATAAATTTCGGTCACCTGCTGGATGAGCACCGGCGTGTCTTTGCTGGCCGGTATGGCGAGCGGTTGCTGGAGTACGATGGGATCCGCCCCCTGCCGTGCCATGATGGCGTGGCAGTCCTCACTGCGTGAGCCAAAATTGACTACGTCCCAGGTCTGGCCGACCCATGCCGGATAGCTATATGCCATATACGCATTATGTCCGTCCGGCTGCATCACCCATCCGCCGACGCCCTCCGTGAGCGAGTCACCCCAGCACCATATTATAAGCCTGCCGCCTCCAGCATTGCCCGCCGGAAAGCTGTCAACGGCCGCCTGCACCTGGGTCACCAGCTGCGCCAGATTCGGCAGCGACTCGGTAGGATATGCCACGGTATCGGTAGACGTGCGGAGAATATTACCCACGCCGCAGTAAATGCACAGCGTGGCATCTCCACTGGTGACGAACATGGTGAGCACGAAACGGCCTGGTACCTTATAGCAGTCCTCGTCGAGGACGACGACGGCCTTGCCATCCTCCAGGCTTCCGGTGAGCGGCACCGTGGCGCCGGTTGACGCCATCAGTGTGCCGGATACGGTGCCGGTGATGGCGATGGTCTCCGTCGAGCCCTGTGCGGCGTACTGCGTAATCACGAATTTATGCGCGTTGGCCTCTCCGCCAAAGAGCTGCCCGCCCAGGTCATCTACCCGGACCGGCTTGCCGGCGATATAGCTTTTTTCGAGTGTCAGCTGCATATTTTTCCATCCTTATGGTATGAGCGTCTCCACGCTCCCGTCCGCATTTACGCGGATCGTTTGGCCGCCGACCACGGTCTCCCCCTGCTCCTCAGCCTCGCGGAGCTGCTGCTCCCTGGCGGCTTTTTTAGTTTCTAGCTCGGCAGCTTCCCTTTTTTTCGTCTCTGCCTGGATCGCCGCGTCGATCTCCCGCAGCTTTTCAGCCAGGCCGCCGAGGATCGTGTCAACATCCGCCAGCTTCCTGGCGTTTTCGAGCCCTTTATACGGTATCGAATCAAGAAGTGCTCTGGCGTGTTCTACGGCCTCCACCATGGTAAACTGCTGCATGCTGCACCTCCGTTATGTGCTCGTGCGTCCTAAATAGTTTATTTTTCCAGACGATGTGCTGAAGCTGCCGTCTGTGATACTCGTCACCAGCCTGCCGGCCCAGTGCCCTGTGATTCCGGATTCCGTCGCATCAGTGGCTGCGAAAATATGGCGATCGGTAAATGTATATGCCGGGAACGTGCATGTAACGCTAGTGATAAAAGTTTTCTCCTGCCACGACACATTATAAGTACTTGTGCCGCTCTTGTACTGGAAAGTATCACATAGCAAGGTATTGAAAAAGCCAGCGGTAGCGGCTACTACCGAGCCGCTACTATCTGTGTATATCACGTTGCCCACTGTAATATTTGAGCCGCTGAGCTTGATCTTGCTGGCGCTGATTGCTACGGATGATTCGGCGCTATTGATCGCCGCGACAATGCTCGCCGAATTGATCACATTGCCATCCTGTGTAGACGATACCACCAGTGCAATTTTCCCAGCCTCCACGTCGACCCTGCCACTGAGCGCGCCCTCCGCCGCGGTGGCACGTGTCACCTCTGCGCTGATCAATCCCGAATTTATCTGTACATTCGAGTTCAGCGACTGCATGCCCTGATAGATAGAGAAGATACGCACGCCGGCGTCCGCGCCGATCGTGATGCCGCTTCTCCACATCTGCTCGATGCCCGTGCCATCCACGGCGTCAATGGTTTTCGTCAAGACTTTTGCCCAGCCATTGGCGTCGGCTTTTCCTCCCCCGCCGCCCCCTCGCCTGGCGGAGGCCTTGACGGACTGGGCCATATCCCTGGCGCTGGCCAGGCTGCCGGTGATGTGCGGGATCTCTGTGGACATGCTCACGCGGATCCGCGTCACAGCGGAGTCATCCAGCACGTCCGGCCATGAGAAAGATACCACGCGCTCGTCGATCGGCTGCCTCCAATCAGGCAGCTGGGCGCGGCATATGCCGCCGAGTGTGATCCGGTCATACGCGTCGCCGGTCAGCTTTTGCAGGTCCAGGCCATTGATCTGCAGGGCAATCGCCGGCACGGAGTGCGCCTGCAGCACCTGCTGCGCGTATTGTTCCGCGGTGAGCCCGGGCGGGATCTCCTCAGCTTTGATGTCCGTACACCTGGCCCGGATGCCAAAAACCGCCTGGCTTGCCGAATCGTTGTACACCTGCACCGTGCTGGTGCCGTCGCTGCCGGTGACGGTAAAAATCAGGCGGTTACACATCTCCCGATCCGAGACGGATAGCTGAGCGCTCTCAACATTTCGCGAGAGCGTAAAGCCCGCCTGGATGCCGGCCGGCAGCGCCCGCAGTGAGAGGCGAAATGGAAAGACGGTATAGTCATATACCCAGTAGTATCCAGGCCTGGCCTCGCGTACCATCTCCAGAAGCGTCCACAAGTCCTGATAATTCGGTTGGATCACCACACTAGCGTCCAGCTCGCAGGTCCCGCGTACCCAGTACGCGCTACTTTGCTGGGCCAGGATGAGGTCCATCCACTCCGTGGCGGTTTTGGTCTGTGCCTCCTCCGCGGACTGGGCATAAACGTCATCGCTCAGGCTGTCGACGGCGCCGATCAGCTGGAGCGTGCAGCTCTGGCCATATGTCGATGAGTAGCTCACCACGCGCATGCGGTGGTTCTCCCCGCGCGGATCGATGATGTCCACCAGATCATGGATGGCCGGCTGCACGCCGGGAAGAATCTGCAGCGTAGCCTTTGGCACGTCCGTGATGCTCAAATCCAGGGAGCAAGAAATAGCCTGCAGCTGGCCCTTGATGTGGCCCGCCGGAGAATACCAGTTAATCGGCCTCAAATCGTCACCCCCCGCGACTTAAAAACCCATGTGCATGCCGTATTCGCCTCATACGTGACAGTCTGGATGCCCGGCCGCAGCCGGATATCCTCCACGCCGTACCTCTGCGCCATCAGCTGGGCGCCGTCCGCTTCGATGTGCATCAGATGGCGCTCGTCATAGCGCAGGTGCAGCGTGTGTCCTGCTGCGACGCTGATCGGGCTGACATTGATCCCATCCGCGCCGACGGACATCGTGACGGTTGTCAGTGTGTCGCCGGTCGGAGTGATGTCCGCCTCCAGGCATCCCGGCCAGGTGCCAAGCACAGCCAGATCCACCGTGCCAGACGCGCCGGACGCGCTGGCCGTCTGCGCGATTTTATCCATCCAATACGGATACCAGTACGCCACGAAGGTGATGCTGATATCCTCTGCCCACTCTCTGAGCCTGCCCAGGCTCGGGGGCTCTTTGCAGGTGACGTAAATCTGCAACCCTGGGCGGTTACTGAGCTCCAGGATCCCCCCATTGGCTGCCCAGGCGGCCAGGGCATTATATGCCTCGGTCCTGGTGATAAAGTCGCGCGCCTGCCGGATGGCCACGGATATAGTGATTTCCCGCTCAGTGATGTGGTTGCTGATCAAATAGGTGCCGCCGCCAGGCCTGACGGCGGTTTTTGTGTCTCTTTTTGGCGCTGATTCGGAGATATGCTGCACAATCAGCGCCGGATGCACACTGCTCAGCTGGATCCCATCCAACCAAGCATCCTGATACCTGGACATTATGCATACCTCCTGCTCATCGTCTCCTCGGCCATAAGGCTCTCGATTGTCGGCAGGATCACCCGGCCGGCCTCATGCCCATCGATCTCCACACGCATGCCGCTGAGGGCTGCGAGGATCGCACCGGGCACGGATGCGCCGCCGGCACCAGCTGCCTGCACGGCCTGCGTCTGAGTCTCCGCCGCGCGGACCACTACGCCGGCCCGTTCGCCGATCACACTCGGCATCCCGGCCATCATCTGGGCGGCAGCCGCGGTGACCATACTTTCGGACCCGGACATGCCCAGGGCCAGGCCCTCGCCGACATACTCGCCGATCTGGCGAGTCAGCCTTGACGGGCTCTGTACCTGCAGAGACGAGGACAGGATTGACGTCACGCCCTCCGCCAGGCTGTTGGCGGCCTGGATGGCCTTGTCTGCCTCACTGTCGATGCCGTTCGCCAGGCCTATGCTGACATTCCCGCCGATGACAAAAGGCGCGTTTCCGATCGCCGCGTCACCGGCGTCGACGGCCTCCGACATCATGCTACTGGCCGCATCAGAGGCCTCTCCTTTATGGTCCTCGATGTACTCAGTGATCCCGCCTATGAGGTTCTCCGCCAGGCTCCAGGCCTGGGCGCCGATGGCCTCACCCGAGCCAAGCCAGCCCTCGACGCCGCCGTACGCGTCCAGCTTATCCCACAGCGCGGCGTTAGGTGCCACCTGGCGCAGACGTGCGAGATCCAGCTGCCCGAAGGCATCCGCGCCCAGGTCCTCGTCATAGATCTGGGTCAGGATCCTGAGCGCCTCGCTCAGATCCTGGGTGCCGTCCGTGGCTTTTTCGGTATCCTCCGCCAGCTGCCTGGCCGCGTCAGCCTCTGCATTGTGTGCGTCAGTCGCCGCGCGGTCCGCGGCCTCGGCGATTTTGTACGTAGTGCCAAGGAAAAGCGCGCCGCCGGCTACAGTCGGCAGCACGGTCGACGCGGCATTGAGCACAGTCGTGCCTGCAGTCCGTAACGTGTTCCCGACGCCGCCCCCGACGGCCGTCGTTGTGGTGGGGGTGGCCGGCACGCCAGGCGTCTGCCCTGTCCTCAGTGCCGTCGCTATCTTAAGCGACGCCACAAGCGCGGCAGCCTTTGACGCGGCCTCTCCGAGCTTAAGCGCGCCTATCGCGATGCCTATGCCTTCGATGGCTTTAACCACGCCATCTTTGTCTTTCACGAGATCCGCAAAAGATTGGATCAGGCCGCCAGCGCTCTCCGCCGCGTCCCTGATCAGCTTGCCGATGTCCTGCTCAGTAAATGCCGCCGCCAGGTTACGGATAGCCTCCTGGATATCCTCCAGGAGTGCCTTGCCTTCGTCCGTCTGCAAATACTCGCGCAGGGCCTTGGCGCCCGCGGCTGCCTGCGTAGCGATTTCTTCAAAAACCGGCGCCAGGGATCCCAGCACATCAAGCTTGAGCGCCTCCAACTCCGCGTTCATTTTGTTCATCGCGTCGTTGAAGCTTCCCAGCGCGTTGACCTGGTCATCGCCAACGATGGGCGCCATGTTGGCGTACTTTTCCCACTCCTCGCGACCCGCCTGGATGATCGGGTTCAGCTCGTCGGCTGATTTGCCCAAAACCTCCATGGCCAGGCCTTCGCGCTTCGTGGCATTGTCCATCTGTCCCAGGGAGCGGATAACATCCCAAAAAACGTCGTCAACGCTTCGCAGCTCGCCCTCGGCGGTCCGCGTCGGTACGCCCAGGGCGTTAAAATTCGCAGCCATGTCCGCGCTGCTCGAATTCATTCCCTTGATAAGGCGCTTGCGGGCCGCGACGATCGTCGATACCTCGGTATCGATAAAAAGGCTTGCATAGCTCCATTGCTGGAGCGTTTTGGTGTCGATGCCCCACACCACCGAGTTGGTGAGCAGCTCGTCGGCCCAGTTGGAGGCGTCGACCTCCGCCTGCCAGAGCGCGGTGGCCATCTCTTTAACTTTCGAGATCACGCTGTCGATCGCTTTATTGATTGAGCTCAGCGACTCAGTGATCCCTTGGATCCCGATGGCGGCGCCGATCCCGCCCACGCTCTCGCGCAGTCCGTCAGCGCTGCCCTTCGATTCGTCAAAGTAACTTTTCGCGTTATCCGCATCCTGGGCGGCCTGCTGCATATCCTCGCCCAGCGAGGCGTAGGCCTTGCCGGCCTCGTCCAGGCCCTGGGCGTTATTCTGAATAGCAGAATTCAGCTGGATGATTTTCGTCTCGGCGTTGGCCAGATTTTGGCGCCACTGCAGCACTTTCGCTGAGTTTTGATCATAGCCGGCCTTTGCCAGCTGTTCGAGCATGGTCCGCGCTGTCTGAGCGGCTTTTTCCTGCGCGTTGAGCTCCTCCTGGAGAAGCTTGCCGCGCTTGGCCATGAGCTCCTCGGCGTCGCCAGATGCCTTAAATTGTGCCTCAGCTGTTTTCAGCTCGGCGTTGAGAGTTTTCGTGACTTTGGCAGCGTCCCGGAAAGCTTTGGCATACGAGCTTTCGCCCTCCACCTTAAGCCTCGCGCCGATATCCTGAGCCATGCACTCACCTCACTATTTAAGCGCCATCATGCGCTGGAATTCGTCCTCTTGATCATCCGGGTCCGTGAATTCTCGTTTGTAGCCCTGACTGGTTATCTGCCAGGATGCGATGATGTCCTCGCACATGCTGAGAGGCATCACCATCGCGTCGGAAGCTGTGAGGCCAGCCCGCAGAGCCGTCTGCAAAAGCATCTCAGACGTCAGCCTGCCGACTGGCTTCCCGCGTTTTTTCCGTCAGGCTTCGCCTCGACGTGCCGGTCCCCGATAATCAGCCGGGAGATCACCTGCATGGTATCCTTGAGGTCATCCATGCCAATCAGCGCGGCCATCTCCTTCTCGGCCGGGAGTTCCGGCACGGGCCGGCCATTTTTCCGCGCCCAGCTGCATCCGCTGATGATGCACTCGGTGATCAGCGCGATCACCTGGTAGCCGCTGGCCGTGGACCAGTCCACGCGGGCCATGTCGATGCCGCGCTCTTCCAGGGCGATTCTGGTACCCAGGGTGTAGGTGGCGGGATAGCTCACGTCTCCAATTTTGATGTCTGCGATTCTCATCTTTTGATGCCTCCAATTCGCAAAAAAGCCCGCCATAAGGGCGGGTATAGATCAGGGTGTAGGTGGTAGCGGGATGCTCGTCGGAAAAATGGCGGATACGGCACCCAGCGCGTTGGCCTCGGTGTCGTAGTCTCCCAAGGCCTGCCAACCGCCGCTGCGATCGCGCAGAATCGTGGCGTCCAGCTTAGGCACCTGGAATTCGATCGTCTGCGCCTGGGTATTGAGCGAATAATTGGGAATCATGAATCTGCAGCGCTTGAAGGCGATCAGCCTCCAGCGCACGACGCCACGGACGATATTTTTGGAGATAAAGGCCACGCCGTGGGTCGTGGGGTTATCGTCGGTGGAGAAAACCACGCGCGCCGGGTTCGCCCCGCTTACATACCTGGCGCCGAGGAGATGATACGCTGAGTAAAAGTCCAGCTCGTCAATTTCCACGCTCAGCGTACCACTGCCGAAAATGCCCATGCTCTCGGCCGTCTTGTTGTCAGCGTTGAGGATCGTCGGCTCCCGGCCATCGATCGACACGTCCGCGGATATCATTTTCGGTCCGATGACAGCAGCGCTGTAATAGTAGCCGAATTCATTCTCATGATATTCGGCCGTGATAAATTTCGAGAGGCCGATGGATGCCATGCCGGCACCTCCTTAGATGCCGAGCACGGTACGCATGGCGGCGATGGCGTCGGCCTCGGTGTCGTAGTCGGCCCAGGCCTGCCATTTACCGTCTGGCCGCGTCAATACTGTGGCGCCCAGGCTCGGCACCTGGAATTCTACGCTCTGGCCTTGTGTGTTGATGGTGTAGTTGGGCACCATGAACTGGACGCGGTACAGGACGATCAGTCGCCACTTGACCGTGGCATTGTGGACCTTTTTGCCGATGAAGCACTCCGCGAAGTAAGGCGGCGCGTCATCGGTAGAAAATTCAGCGATAACCGGGCTGCCGGTTGCTGGCGGAGTCAGGCCGAAAAGCTCGATCGCGTCCTCCAGGCCAAGCTCGTCGATTTCCAAAGTCGCTGTGCCTCCGCCAAAGATTCCGTAGGCTTCGGCCGGGCCGTTGTCGCCGAAGAGAATCGTCGGCTCGCGGCCCTGGATGTCCAGGTCCACCGAGATGGCCTTTCCGATTTTCCGCAGGTCGGAGTATGTCACCACGCCGGTGGTGTCTTCTGTGTATTTTGCGACGTATGGCTGCGAAAGACCGATATTTGCCATGTAATCACCCCATGATTTTTTTTATTTGTTCGTCAACCTTGGCCTGCATAGCCGCCAGCGCTTCCGCGCGTGCGGCATTGATTGCCGGCCGCAGAAAAGGATGCTTTGCGCGCACGCTGGATCCGGATTCGAGCGATCTGGCCAGCATCACCAGCGGAACGCCGTTCGGGTAGCCTTTTTCCGTGCGCCTGGTGTAGCCGTTGACAGAGATGGCGCAGGTCACCTCGTCATGTCCGTGATCGAATTTTGAGATGCCCAGGCCGCCCAGCATGTCCTCCTTGTCATCGGCTGTCAGGCCGTGATAAGGCTTCGGCTCGCCTCCGGATGTCGGCAGGCCTTCGATGGCTGCGCGCATGGCGTCAGCTACTACGCCGGCGCCATCATATAGGGCCGCGCTGGCCACCTTCGCGGAGTCCTTGGCAAGCGCGAGGAGCTTATCCTCCCACTGCTCCAAACCGGTAAATGTGAGACTCGCCACGCGCTCACCTCCTCATCCAGGCAGACACTCAAAAACCCACTCCCGACGAGTGAACCCGGTATACCGCTCGTAGTGTGGGCCATACTCAAGGTACCAGGATACGCCGATGGCCTCCATGGTCTCCTCGATCATGGCCGCCTTGGCTTTGCCGGCGCTATGATATGTGTAGAGATCCACTGTGCCTCGCAGGATCTTATCCGTGTGGTGGTTGTCCGCCAGCTGGTCATGGTGCCCGTCGAGAGCATACACGCCATAGTCGGCGTGCAGTTGCTCGGCGTTCTCCCATTCACCTTCGGCAAAAGGGATCCCGGTGGCGAGCAGGGCGGCGATCAGATCGCTATAGCGCATGCTCTCTCACCCTCTCGATTGTCAGCTCGATGCGCCGATCCGCGCGCACGTATGCGCGCAGGATTTTATAGCGCCTGCCCTCCAGGACGCAGTAGAGCTCGTCGCTATACTCGCTATAGTCGCCGAGCACCAGGATATATTCCGGATGCATGCCATGGCTCAAGGCCTCATAAGCCTCGCGGCGTGTGACGCTCTGGACATCGGCGAAAACCTCGCGGCCCTCGATCGCCGGTGCCTCATAGACACCGTGCGCCTGAGGTAGGGCGGAGAGCAGGGTGACGGTTGTCGGCCTGATCATGCCCCCGCCTCCTCCACGAATTCGGTATAGCCGGACGCCTGCCAGAGCTGGCCCTTGAGTGCCTCATAGGCGGATCTCAAGCGATCATATTCGTCGCTCATCGTGTTGAATTGCATCGCACAGTAGAGCTGCACTGCCTGTATAATGAGAGGATCTGCTTGATCATCCTGGGTGATACCCACGATATGCAGGTCCGCCAGTGCTGCGGCGATGTACTGTAGGATCAGGGCATCATACGCCCCCGTGTTGATCCGCAGCGCCATTTTAACGAGATCAAGCATACCCTCTCACCTCCGTTATTTTTTTGCTGTCTTCCTTGCCGGTTTCGCGGCAGGCTTGGCCTCGGGCTCGGCCTCAGCTGCCTCCAGTTCGTCCAGGACAGGCTCCGCGCTGTGCGTGGTGAGCAAGTAAAGAGCATCAGCCTGGGACACCTCGACGATATCATCAGGCTGATGCTTTACGCGCACCGCGCGCAGGATTTTAAGCCGCATTAGGCAGGCTTCTTAAGATTGACAAAGTGCCCGAGCTTCGTCACACCGTGAGCCGCGTACTGCTTGCCCAGGATTTCGATGATGTCCTCCTTCTTCCGCGTGACATCATCGTACTTGATAGTCACGTCGTCGCCTTCCGGATAATTCACCCGCTCGCCGGCGAGGTCGCCGACGATGGCGTACACCTTGCCCGCGGTCGCGGCGGAGTAGGCCGGCAGGTGGCTGGAGTACACCTTGGTCACACCGGCGAAGGGATCGACAGCGAAGGACCCGGCGGCATACGCCTCCATAAAGGCCATCTCAGTGAGGCGGTTCATGATGACGACGATGTTCCTGGCATCCTCGGAAAGGTTCGCCGCGGCGGTCGGGATGGCCACGACGCTGGGGGCGAGTGTTACGGACGGGACGCCGATCGCGCTCGCGGTGCTGGCGGCAGGCGCATCGGTGATATCATCCAGGCACTCGTCGGCGAGCTTGCGGAGCACGCGATAGGTGATCTCATCGTATACGTAGCGCAGGAACTCCTCGCCGCGCATGGCTTCAACCTCATCCGAGAAAGACACCCATTTTTTCACGGTTTCCGGCCGAAGCTCCACGAGGCCGAAAGTGAGCTCTTCCTCAGCAACAGCGCCGGAGCCTTCGGCGTGCACGATAGCGTCATCTGCGGACAGTTCGAAGGGCACGCGCAGGTTACCGCGGATGTCGGTGCGGCTGACGCGAGAAAGAATCTCGTTGCTTTCCCAGGCAGTTTCGATGTATTCCTGGAGAATGGTAGGCACCGGCAGGGTGCCATTGGCGGGCGCATTGACAGTCAGCAGGCTCCTGGCCTCTCGGTCGTCGCCGGTACGCAGGTACCTGGCATATGCTTCCACATACCTGTCGGTGCTGCGGACGTCAGTGGGGGGCTCTTCAGCTTCGTGAGACTCGACGACTGTGCCGAGGCCTTGTGCAATGCGGGCGCGGCGCTGCTCGGCCTCCTGGGCCTGGGCGCGCAGCTGGTCACGCTCAGCATTGAGCGTGCGGACTTCTTCCTCCAGAGCGGCCAGGTCGGCGTCCGGATTTTCGAGCAGGGTGCGGATCTCGCTGAGGCGCGCCTCGATTTCCTGGATAGTGTGCATGGTTATACCTCCGTCATAAGTCTGATCTTAAGGACCTGTGCTTTGCGCCGGCGCTCGAACTCCTCGAGGGCGCGGGCGATCACTCCGTCGCTCGCACTGCGGGCGCTGATCTCAGTCGTGGGATTCGCAGGAATCGCCACGGCGGAAACGTCATAAATTTTGCGGAAGCGCAGGATTGTGCGCTTGTAGGTCGTGAGGCCTGTGTCCGCATCGCGGATGGTTTCTTCCTTGTCCTCGCGGACTGTGAAGCCAAAAGACATCTGTGTGGTATAGCCGCCTTTGATCTCGGCGTACACCTGGCGGCCCAGCTCGGTGCCCTCCAGGTGGCCCTCGATGTGCAGGCCGTGATCATCCACGTCCAGCAGCAAAGTGCCGTTGGATCTGCGGGCGAAGACGCGGCCTTCGTGGTTATACTGCATAATCACGTCGCGCATGTCGGCATCTGTAAAGGCATCGCGATCGATCGCCTCGATCACGCGGTAGTTGCCATATCTGTACAGCTCGTACTCCTGGCCGAATGTGGTCGCGTAGCCGACGACAATCATCTGGTCGTCGGCCTCACGTGTTTCGATGTCCGCCATGTTAATTATGCGGTACTCGCGTCTATCATGAACTGGCATTTTATACCTCGCTTTCCGCGCCGGCCTCCGGCGCATTGACGTTGTAATACTCGCCGCGTGCAGGAATCTGGGAGCCGTACGGCTCCGGCAACGGGCTCAGGTTGAGGATGTCGCGGAGCTCGTTGCGCGTCATAAGCCCGCGGTCAGCCAGGCCGCTGATGGCAGCCAGCTTGTCGGCGTTGCTCATGTACTGCAGGCGATTTGTGGCAAAAAAGATTTGATTGCCATAGCTGGCGCGCTCTCGCTCGGTATAGAGCATTCTTGTCATGGCCTCGCTCAGCTGGATGGCGAAAGGCTCCACCGCTCCCTCATAAAACGCAAGCCAGTTGTCGCCGAAAGCCTTATTTTGTATGACGTCTTCATTTACGGCAAAATAATCGAAAACGTTCGTTTTTATGAGGCTCATCTGATCGGCGTCCACCTTATAGGCATCCTGTGATATCTGCTTGATATCCTTGTAGGTATTCGGCCAGAGCAGCACGCCGCCGCTGTGGCCGCCGAAATTATAAGCATCAAATCGCTTCCGTTCGCGCGCCAGGTCCTCCTCCTTCGCCCAATTGTTCGACGTGGCCATAAAGCGATACGTCGCCGAATTCTGAATACCCTCGCTGATGCCCTGCCTCTGCATCTCGATGAGGTCCAGCGTGCTCTTGAGCGCGTCGTTGCTTTCGCCAAAGAGCTCAGAGTCCATTTGGAAGCGCGTCAGGATGCCGACCCGCCAGAGCTCCATGGCCATGCGCCGGCCCTTGGCAAAACGGAAGCGGATAAAGGGCTCGCCCTGGTCCTCCACCAGCTCCCAACTTTGCGGCACGATGCCAATCACACCATTCGGCTCACCGTACTCCCCAAGTGTCGGCACGACGAAAGCCGTGTTCCTGGCGTAGAGCACCGCGGATAGTCGGTACAAAAATTGCGGCCAGGTCTGGAATGCATTCGGCTGCACCCGCAGCCGGGTGGCCAGGTTGGGCTTGGCGCTGCCCGTGATCGTCGGCGTGAGTTTCGACGCGTGCCGGCCATGCGCGTCCAGTGCAGCCCGGATCAGATCCGATTCGTAAATGCTGCCGCTCCACGTGTGCCACACCGGCCGATACCCGTCGAGCAGCTCGAAGGTCTGCCGGGCTCTCTCCGCGGCCCGCGGGCGGCGGCCAAAAATAGCTTCAAAGATTCCCATTTTTTTCTACCTCCTCCGCCTCCTGGGCCGGATCCTCATCGTAGTCGATATTTTGCAGCTGCGCTCCCATCTCGTTCCAGTGATTCGCGCGGACACACAGCGCGTCGAGAATGGCAGCGACGCCGTCGACATGGCACCGCTTCCGCGCCTTGCTGAGTTTTTTCCGGGCGTGCGCGGCCAGGCCGCTCTCGATTTGCTGAGCAGCGTCCAGAAAATGCAGCTTGAGCAGGTCGTTGTCCTCGGCGCTCCGAAGCTTGCCGCTTTTTACCATGCCTTCAAGATCATTTTCGACCCCAGTAAGGTTATAGCCCTGGTATACCGGCTCCATGTGATGCCCATACTGAGCCATGTCTTGCACGAGGTACTGAGCACTGTATCGGTCGTAGCCGATACAAAGCGGATATATCCGATACTGCTCGATCAGTCTGGCGAACCAGACGAAGCAGTCGCGGTAATTTACGTAGTCGTCGCCGGATGGAGTCAGGAAACCGCGCTCAATATATTTGGCATACGGCACCTGGTCCTCGGCTGTCAGCTCCTCGATGCGATTTGCCGGCATGAAGAAATGGACAAAGGCGTACAGGATGCCCTGCTTTTCGATCAGCACGCAGCAGGCCGTGAGGTCGGTCGTCTGTGAGAGGTCTATGCCTCCGACACAGTAGCTGTCGCTGAGATCTTCCAGAGTGTGCCACTGTCCGCCAGGCGGGTCGAACATTCGCCGGATGTCCTGGCCGTGGAACCACGCGATGCTGGCGTTCTGCTTGAGGTTGCAGTACTTGGTGATAAACTCGCTCTTTTTTGAAAGCGATCCGCGGGCCACGGCGATCTCCTCGAGGATATAATCCACGGAAACACTGGTGCCGAGATTCGGGAGAGATTTCTGCAACTCGTTGATATCGTCCCACTTCTCGGGATCGTCGATCATGTACAAAAACGGCGCCAGCCTTGTCTCCTGGCTGGTGCCGTTGATCACCGCGGTGCTGCGCTTTATGATTTCGTCATAAAGGCCCTCGCTCACAAAGTTCGCCGTACTGGTATAAAAGAGCTGCGGCTCCTCCCGGGCTCCCTGGGAGGATTTGATCACTTCCCCGGTTCGCAGGCCCGCCTCACCCTGGAAGGCGCCCACCTCGTCCAGGATGCCCAAGGAGACGTTGAAGCCGTCCGACTTTTTCGATGAAAAAGCGAGCGGCTGCGCGCTTGAATTGCTCCGGGCGATATAGATATCCGTCCGGCGCCTTTTGGCAGCTGCGGCCATCATTGGCTCTTTTGAGATCATCTGATAGATCCCATCGTAGCAGAGACGCGCCTGGTCGAGCTTCGGGGCGCAGATATATACACGCGCGCCATAGCCCCCGCTCAGATACAGGTGGTCGCAGGCGATGCCGGACATGAGCAAGGTCTTGCCTTGCTTCCGGCCGATGATCAAAACGATCTCCCGGAACTGCCGGCGCCCGGTGCTGTCCACGATGCCATACACCACGGACAAAAAGGCCTTTTGCCAGAGGCTCAGGGTAATGAGTCCTGGAGCCAGAGGCCCCTCATGGTGCCTGCAATATCGCTCGATGAAATTGATCACATTCCTGGCGCGCTTGGGATCATACGCCCAGCGTGCCGTCTCCAGCCCATGCACCACGATGCCGTACCACTCTTTGATCCAATGCCCAGCTGTGATCGTGCCGTCCATGATCTGCTGATAATACGCCAAAATGGGGGATCCTTCGTTAGTCGACATTGAATCCCCCATTCTGGCGAATAGGGTCCGCGATTTCCTGCGGCAGCATATCGTCCAGCTGTTTGATGATATTTTGGTACGCCTTATTCGTAGCGGTGTAGATCCGCGACGCAGGGCGCTCGCGCTCGTACGGCTCGGTGTCCGGCGATTGGGAAAAAAGTTCCCACTCACCTGATTTTGCGAGCTCGTCCCAAAGTACGTCGCAGCGGGCCCTCAGCCTGGCGGCCTCGGCGATCATGCCATCCGCCAGGGCCTTGCGCTTCGGCGGCAGCTCTTTGTACAGGCGGCGGAGACGGTTGTGCTCTTTTTTCTCGAGCTTCCGGATCCTCTCCTCACGCTCGGCCGCGCCGGCGTCCGGTGCCAGCTCCTCCATATCGTCCTCGGGTATGATTCGCCGCAAAGGTTCGCCCATGTCTCCGCCTCCTCTCTCACTCTCCCACAAACTCGGCCATTTGGGTAGGGGTCTACGCGCGCCTTGCGCAGTCGCTTGGACC